TGCGTTGACTGCTCGTGCGTTATGCTGTTCTTAAGGTTTCCTGTTCGCACCGGGCAAATAAGCTTTGCGTATGTTTCCGCTTTCCCGCCGCATATTTCCAAAGCCTTTTCGGTTGCTCGCTGAACCGCGCTTTCGACCTTTGACTGATTCGAGAAAAACGAAATTGATGATTTTACCTTAAGAGGTGAATTCGCCATTTTTCCCTCCTTTGCCCCTGTCTAATCGAAAAGGGCACTTGCCGCTATTGTGTATCACTTCCTCCGGCTTGTTGGCCGGATAAGGAAACATGTCGCAACACGACTTGTCGTATTGGTTTCCAAATTTGTCCCCGTTCCCCCAGAACGCACAATTTTTGCACTGCTTGCAATAATCATTCTGAGTATTGTCGGAAAGCTTCTCGTTACCATATCTTTCAAAAATAGTCATCTGATCGCTCCTTTACTTTTGCCATCGTTGTTGTTTGTCTTGTCCAACAACCTCAAGATCAAAATACAACATGTCTCCTGACCTTTCTATTTTCGTCACGCGCATGTCTGTTCCCTGCTGCAATAACGTTTCAACCTCATGGCCGAAAGAATTCTGAGCTTCTTTCCCGTCCCAATTTTTACCAGACCCGTTTCCGAAAGCGGAAAAAGGCTCTACATACATCATTTGCGTTCCGGCTGGGCAATAGATATTGAGCAAAACACCGCCGGAAAGATTCAATCCTGCCCCCTTGTTGCTCCCGCAAGACATAAAACCGTACTCAGTCACGATCTTTCCAAGAAGCTCATTTTCGAGCTGCTCCTGTGTCCCTGTTCGCAAAAGGCTCTCAGTTGTCTTAAAAAACTTTTCCATGCCGCCGTAATTACATCCACGCTGCAGCCAAACATCTTGATCATACGTCGATTTGCCTATTATGTCCGTCAGCGCATTAAGCCGTTCACCGTTGTTCGCGTAAGAAGCATTCAAGTCCGTGTTTCCAACGCCAAGGAACCGGCTTGTCCCGTACTCTATCCCGCGCAGCGGCTCATTGAATTTATGGAAGCTCTTCGTGTATTCATAGGCTGCATCCTTTTCTTTTTCTGTGGCGGCTCTCCATACCTCACCGGCCTTTCCCCTTAGGACTTTATCTGCCTGCTGCGCAGTCTGCGCCCAGAGAGCGTTGTCTTTTCGCTCTTGAGTGTAGGCATTCGGCCCAAACGAGGAAGTGTCTTGCGGCATAAACTCTTTCGCCAGCCTTTGAACTTCAGCGCGAGCGGATTCAAGCTCAGACAAAACTTTTTGATTTTTGGCTCCTTCGGACTTGAACTTCTTCAGTTCATCCATAAATGCCTTTATTTGCTCTACCTTGGCTGTGTCACCGGCAGCTTGCGCCTTGGCCAAGGCATCATTGTAATAGTCCTCCTTGGCCAAAATAGACCCCTTCTTGGCTGAATAATCGGCGTATGTAACATCATCTTTCCATATGCCTTTAAAAACGTGATTAGCATCCCCTTCAATCGCCGCCTTTTGCCAATGGAAAAGGGTTTGCTTCGCAGCGTTGTAATCATCGAGCTTCCCGGCTTCCTTTGCGTGCTTCCACTCGTTATAAGTCATCCCGGCAACAGTACCATATTCCCGATGCTCTTCGCCCTCTTCGTCAACCCACTCGTCATAGGCCCCACGCTCATAATCGTAGTTCGGGTAATCAGGATACTCATAGCCAAGCGCGCAACGGCAATTCCAGACATTCTCGCCATCTGCTGTCGGATCTCCGGGAAACATGATCGGCCCTAAATCGCTGTCAAAAGGTTCATTGATATCCACGATCTGACCATCAAGGTTTTGGTGGGCAGTTCGCGTCCGCTCGTCCATCGTGGCAATCCACATCTTCCGGACATTTATCCCTTGATTCTTCGCGTTGCGCATAGCTTCAATCCGACCGCCGTTCTGTGCGCCCGTCATTGCAGTGCGAGCATATCTGATCATTGCCTTCATGTCGGATGAAGCTGTTCCTTTTGCCAGCCTGACGGCTATCTTGTCGATACTTTCGCCTTGTAGAATCCCCTGTATAACACAATTGTTTACGGTCTTTACACACCACGCTCGTTGCTGAACCCCGTCCACATAGCGCCTCCGTAAAAGCTCAGGCTCATCCCTTACAAGCCGTGTAACGGTCGCCGTATCGTAAAGCGAGAAGTTTGCTCCAAAGTTCATATCCTTGTCAATTCGGTACTGAAAGTAGTTTGCATTGTCCGCAAAGCAATTCAGCTGACCGCCCTGAATGATCTTTGAAGCCTGATTGTCAACATCCGCAAGGCTTTTCGCCATCTGCTCAACTCTTTCAGCCCAGCGCTTCCCAATAAACACCTGACCGGCTTGCCAGCGTTTATACTGCTCTTCTGAAAGCGTCCCTGCCTTGACTTGCGCTTGTTTCTCTTTGTCCTTCGCGGCGAACTTTTTCGTATGCTCTTTGGCTTTCTTCTCCAGCTCCTTTTCAGCTTTCGCGTACATCCTTTCAAGCTTTTTTCGGATTTCGTCAATCTGCTTGTCGGTCATGACCGTACCATGATCTGCCAAAGATTAAACCTCCTCTTCCTCCTCCTCAATCGGTTCAACCTTGATTCTGCCAGTATCCTCAAGCTCTTTCCTTTTGATAACCTCTTGCACTTCATCCACCGTGATAAAAGGCAGTTTCCGCAGCAGCGTTTCTTCATCAAGATGATTGGCCGCAAGCATAACCATCTGAGTCTCTTCCATGCTGTTCGACACCCGATTTCTGTCAAAAACCGGGTAATCCTCAATACCAATCAGCCGGAGAATCTGCTGGATAAACTGGTTGGCCTGATACTCGAAATCATCTGCCTCTTCATCCATCGATTGGTAAGCGGCCCTGATTTCAGTAGCAGTCAAATTCGCGCCAGCTCCGATATTTCTCACATCGAGACCGCCGAAGTCGCCATACAGATTTTCGCGAATTCGATTTAAGCAAGCCTCTCTGCTATTATACGGAACATCTTTTGCGTACGGTGTGATCGTGCTGTTCTGCTCATCTGCCACCACAATATGCTGTAGGAGCATTCTGTCCCGAAGCCTTTGGACATCTTCCTCCCGCATCCCGGCAGCGTTGTCAATGATCCAGTACATCTGAGCGCACTCCGACAAATCATTCGCATACCCGGACTGAATCAAATCATAAGCATCGATGTTGGCTTTCATGCCAACAAGCGTACTTTGATGAATCTTGTTGCCATACATAACAGCGATCGGAAGGGAAGGGTAATTTTCCTCATCTACAACCTCTTCGCCGTCTGCCTCGCTGACTTGCACTGTTTGTTTATATGCTCTCTTTTCCTGTACAAGAATAAGCGCGCCAAGGCCATACTTTCCGGGAGCAGTCTTATACCGGCTATATCCATCTTCCTCATACAGGTCAGCCACAACAGGCATCTTTTTCCATTCAAGACACCAGAACCTGACGCCGGCTCGAATTTGTCCGGTTTCTTCGTCTACGAACGGTAAAAACTCCGTCATCGGGAAGACGTGAAAATCTCCATTGTTGAAGAAGCAGTAACAAACGCCATGCTCAAGCGAATAGAAACCGACCCGATACATAATATCGTCAAAGTCGTTTCCGAGGACATCTTTTGTCTGATCCCGGATAACAACCGTCCTATCGGCCTGACGTTCCACCCGTTTTCCAGCAAAAGACACGCCATTCCCAAGCGAATAGCTCACTCGTTGAGTATTCAGCCGGTGAAAGAAGTTGCTCGCAATCCTATTGTTCGGGTTGGTAAAGTCAACGCTTGCTGCACCTGTGATGTCATAAACCTTCCGGACATATTCATTGATCCTCGTGTTTTGCTGCCTTTCGTACTTGTCAGCCTCCTGAGCGAGCTTGTATTCATCGCTCCTCATGTACTGAGAAATCGCTTGCCCCAGCCACTTTGCCCGATCTTCCTCGTGCTTCTCGTACTCCTGAAATGTGATGATCATCTTCTTTCTCCTTTCTGTTGATAAGCTCCAGCGCCTTTTTTACCTCTTCCCGCTGATCCGTGATATAGTCGTACAGCCTTTGCTCCAGTTCGTCCTCTGTCGGTATAGGATCACCCCCCGAAAGCCGATTGATAACTTTTTCTAATTCGCTTGTCCCAGTATCTGCAAACGACGCTCAGGCTGTCCGGAGCGTCATCATGCTCTGCGTCCTCTGTGTAATCCAACACTTGCGTAAGATAATCCCGGTCTGTTCCCTCAAGCCACACAATATTTTCCCACCATTTCCGTGCGTAGGTGCTGATTTTAATGTGCTTGTTCTCTTTCTCTGGGTAATCTACAGCCTTGAACCCCTTCTTGCGTATCTCGGTTGCGAGAAAGCCTTTATCCGCATTGCTCTCAACCCATAGCGGCCCACAAAGAAGCCGGTTACACTCTGCTATAATCTCATCCAGAACCTTGTCAACGTGGCATTGCCAAATCCTTCCGTACAAGTAAAGCTTGTCCCCAACGCGCTTCCCGCAAGTAAAGGCCGTATAATCCTCTCCTCCATAAGCTGCGTCTATGTGAGCAATGCCATCTCTCAACAACGATTTGTCATCCGTAAATACAGGTGCAGTAGTGAACAGGGCATTTTCAAGCGCAATATGTCGCAACTCGTAGTTGGCAGCGAAAAGGGAAGGAGCCATGCTCCTCCGAAGCTTCTCAAGCACATCCGGCTTTATAAGCTCCGTTTTGTAGCAGTCATACCGGATTGGTGGCGGCATAAGCGTGAATGCGTCTTCCTTGTGCCAAGGCGTCCCGGTGTTGACAATCCTCCCGCCCCGGTTGCGGATGTTCTGAAGTTCCTGATAAATCGACTTCGTGCGCTCACGTTCTGCATGGCTCCTTCTGTCCTCAAGGTTCACGATGTCGTCCGTCAGAACGTAATCAGCGTGTTTCCCGGTCAGGCTTCCTTTTGTTCCGATCCCAAGGAGTTGGGAAGAGCCTTTCGGGGCCGTGTATGCGCTTGTTGTGATCTCCGTGCTTGTCGCTTTGAGCAAGGAAAGCTCCCGGCCAGTCAACGCTCTGAAAATCTCCTGCGTAACAGGGTGGACAATAATCCGCTGTACGTTGCTTATGACCTCTTCAATGTCCTTGTCCGTTTTCCGCATGAAAATAATGTTTTTTTCGCCACGGAGCATCATAAGGATCGACAAGGCTATACAGTCGCACGTTGTCTTATAACTTCCCCGGTGGGCTTGAAGTGTCATATCTTCATGCCCTAACAACATTTTCCTGATCCATTCGCCGTGAAGATCGTCACGCAAGTCAGGATACCCAAGCATCTGACCGTACTGAGCCGGTTTTTCAGTCAGGAACCTGTATGCGGTTTCGGCTTCCGGCCTCATTCTGTAGTCTGCTCCATTCTCTTTCTGATTTCTTCCATGATGGACGGATCAGGCATATTCACATTCACGGTCTCCGCTGGCTTTTCACCCAACAGGCCAAGAGCAATTTCAACCATCTTTGCGTTCCCATTGTTCGCGCCCTTGAAAATCGACATTGCGATGATCTCCGCGCCGGTCATTTTTATGCCCTTATCATCCGTGAATTCGGCAGTAAGCCGTTCCCGGAAAGCTCTGGCAATGGATCGCTTTTCTTGGATCGTTTTTTGACCCCGCTTCTGCATCTCCCTCGAATTTTCGCTCGTGAACTGTCTTCCGTTTGGCACCGGTTGTCCGTTCACAGGCGAAATTGGGCGGCCTTCAGCATCCCGTGTATCGTGCTGAAATTCCTTTCCATTCTTTGTCCTCGGAGCCATCCTCTCATCCCCCTTTACAGCTTGTACAGCTCATAGTCTGTATCTGTCGTTGGTTGGAACGTCACTCCTGTGTTGTATTTGTAAATGATGTTCTTGTCCTCATCCAGCCCATCAGGAACAAGAACGCCGGCAAATATCCGGTAAGGCGATTGCCCTCTCTTCGGATTGTTCCAAATGAAGTGCAAATAGTCCTTCATCGTCATGCCCTCAAAGGTCGCTTTGGCTTCACTTGTGTTGGTATTGAAGCCAATTGCATATTTCCAAGGGAAATTGAGGAAATACATATCAGGCTCAATATCCTTCCACTGAACCCGGCCTGTTTTCTTCGCAATCTGTAAAGCTCCGGCAAAGTGTCCACGGCTATATTTCCAATCCGGGTTGAGAGCGCAGCAACAGCAGTTATCGGAACACTCCTTGAAGTGCGCATCGGACACATAGAACCGCAGCCCCAATTCCTTGCACAACGCTTGCATTTTCTGGATATACGGTTCTTTGATCTTCCGATTCAACCGCAGATAACCGCTTCCGCTGCTGTGCTTTCTGTAAAAGTCAACGATGTCGAATCCGCAAACCTCGCTTATCGTGTTGTAATGCTCCCTCGCATGATTCACAGACCGCATTTCAAGGCAGAAGAACTCAGTTGTTACCGCCGTTGCCCCGGCTTTATGAGCTTCCCGAATCAGATCCAAGTATGTCTTATCAGTCACGCCTATGATAAACGGCCTCAACCGAAGCGTAGCGCCACCCTTGCTTAATTGCGTATATTCATGCATCGCCGCAAGCCGTTCCTGCGGTGAAGGAACTCCCACCTCAATCTTCCGAGCAGCCTCCTCGTCCAGCGTAATGATGGAAAACTTCATGTTCCAATTGTCCGCATCCCGGAACAGCTCCCTATACTTCTCGTTGAAGAACACCCACGCCGATTTGGTGGAAAAACAAATAGGGTAGTTGATCTCCTTCAGATACTTCAGCAATTCGTAGGTTTTCCCATACTTCCGCTCATAACCGTCAAACTGATCCGAAAGCCCACCGTACTGAATTGGTCTTCGATCCTTGACGTATTCATAAAACTGACTATTTTTATCCTGTCCGCTCAATATCCGCTTTGTTTTCTCAATCGGAATACAGCGAACGTTTTTGTTCAGATACGCTTCCTTTCCGCTCCCAGTTCCTCGCTGATACTGGCTAAAACAATAAACGCATCCGAAACTGCAATTTGAATAGGTATCAATCGTAAGCGGAAGTGAGCAATCAGCAATCTCGCCAGACCATCGCGGGCTGAGATAATCCTCCTTGATAGAAAGCTTGTTTTCTTTCTTGTCCATACTGTCCTCTCCTGTCATAATGAAATCCTCATTTCGTAGTCTTCGCCCTTGTCGCCAACAATCACGGCCCCCTGTTTTTTCCACCATTCCAGAGCTTTCCCAAGCTTATGTGTGCGGAAGGTTATTTCCGGAATACCGTTCTCCTCGCACCGTTGAATAATTCTGGTCAGCATCATCGTACCAAATCCGAATCCCTGATGATCCTCGTCAACAGCAATCGCCACCAGTCGAAAATGATCTTTTGCCACGTTTCCGTAATAAAAAGCGCATGATAGGAACATCCCATACCAAAATTTCCCCGGCTGGCTAACGTACAGAGCCTTACGGAAATAGGCTCCACTGTTGGTCATGCTTTTGTCTCCGCAGTGCTTACAGATTTCATCTACCTGTCGGATAAGGACAATAGCTGATTCTACCGTTTTGCCTGTAGCTTTTCTTTTCTTCCTTGCGGATTCCATACCAACCATTGTCCTCCCCCCGATACTGCTTTGGGATAGCCATCTTTCTTGCTTTCAGAATAGCATCGCAAGCTTCCCGAAACTCCTGCTCCTTGCGCATCTTCACAACTTCTTCAAGCTGCCGATCAGCGTAATAGCCGTTATATCGCGTTCCCTTGAACATCTTGTCATAAGCGCAAAGCGACGTTTCGAGCTTGGTAAAATTGTCATCGCCGTCATTCTTACGCACTTCTTCCTGTAGCTCTGCGATCAGCGATTCAAATACATAATTGTCAACCGGTAACTCGTGATGCTTCTGAATGTAACGCGCTTCCTCATCCATCCCATAAACATAGAACAGACCGCTTGCAAAAGTCATGCTATCGCCCTCATACGCCATGTCATAAGCAAGACTTCCTTCCAGACCAAATATGTCGCAATAAGTTTCAACGAAAAGGTACGCAGAAAACCTTGAGAAGAAATACCACCTCTCGCACTCAAAAAGTGCCGATTTCGTGTCGATTGTATTTCCATTGACAAATCGGTCATAAAAATCTTGAGCATTGTTATCGAGCAAATTAACCCACGTAGAAAGCACCCTATAAAAATTGTCCAGCATCCGCACATACTTTCTGTCGCTCTGAAACAGAATCCGGTGCTTATACTGATCTGCGAACAAAAATTGCTGATTACGAATCAAATCCCGATGCGAAAGCAAAAAGACAGCACTCGCGCAACAGTAGGTGACAGAATAGAAATATGTCAAATCAAACTTTTCCTGATCGCTCAAGCCGTTCATTCTGGCATACTCTCGCAAAACCTGTCCATTACAATCGCCGTCCCCGTGGATGTGATACCACACGAATTCCTTCATTCGTTTGCTATAATCAGGCATTGATGATCCTCCGTAATACGCTCAGCACACCGGCCTTATCGTGCTTGCCTGTATCGCAAAACACCGTTTTTGCGCCGATCTCTCCAGCCTTCTTGGTGGAATTGATGACTCCTCTGGCCTTCGAACGCATCGCATCATAATCTGCGTCAGCATTACCACTACGATTCAAAACGCGATTACAAGAAACGTCCAGATCGGCAATCAAGGCAAGTAGATAATACTCATAACCAACTTCATCCGCTGCTTTTTTCAGCTTCTGCTTGAAGGTGAACCCACCGCCGAACCGAACATCCTCAAACAGAATCACTTCCGGCCTGTTCCGGGCAATGATCGCCTTGATAGTCTTGATAAGCTCATCCCCGGAATAATTCCCTGCATCGACTCCGCAACAGTTGGCTTCGTTGTACTTTCCGACAACTGCCACCTTGCCGTTGTACCACCATTCACGGGAAACCCCGGAAACCTCTTGATTGAGCTTCAAGAAGTTTCCGGTGGTCAGCAATCCTTTGACCAGCGTTGTTTTACCAACACCGTTTGTTCCGCAAATCTGGATTATCTTCATTCCTCGTCAGCTCCGGTAAGGTCTTCGAGAGAATAGACAACGCGCATCTTTTCGTCCGTAATCCCAAGAAGTTTCTTCAGTTCTTCCTCCTGTTCCGGCAGATAAGTGATAATCACCCGCCGTTTCAGAAGAAAATCTTCAGCGTTGTCGCTGTACGCTTCCAGCTCCTCCTTGGACAGCGGCTCCTGATAATCCTTGAAGCCCTCGTCCCCGGCTCCGTATTCCGTTTCAGGATCAGTCTGAACCATCCCAAAGTCGGACGAACCATTTGAGAACCCAAAGCCAAAGTCGCCCATGTTGAATTCGCCAAGCCCGGAAAGCTCCAGCTCAAGCTTTCCGAAATTCCAGCGTGAAAGCTCTGCCGTCTTGTTGTGGGCAAGGCCGTACGCCTTCCGTTCTGCGTCCGTCATATGATCCAGACGGATACAAGGCACTTCTTTCATTCCCAGAGCTTTCGCAGCCATCAACCGTCCGTGGCCTTCAACTATGACATTGTGGTCAGACCAGATTCCAATCGGATCATCAAAGCCGAATTTTTCGATGCTGCGCTTGATGGCGGCAACATCCTCTTCGCCGTGATCCCGTGCGTTGCCCTCGTATTCCTCAAGAGAATCCACGGGCAGGTAAACGATTTCAAGTTTGACATCCTTTTTCGACATTTTGTTGTCCTCCTCATTCTTTGATATATTCCAGTAACGCTTTGAGCAAGTCTAACGTCACGAAATAACAGCAATCCTTTTCCTCGCACTTGTCGTTTTCAAGGCACCCGCGCAGTTTTTTCATTGCTTCTTCGGCTTTCAAATTGAACACCGGTGCTTTGACCCATGAAACAACGTTTTTAATCTCTTCGCCCTCGGCATCAACCCAACGGTATCCGTCCCATTGAGCGAAAATCTTATGCGTATAAATCAAATCATGCTCTCTCGCTGCCACTACGCACTCTATTTCCGTGTCCGGCATACCGTCCTTGACGCTGACCCAACTCATAGTGTTACCTGCCTTCCTGCGCAAATTAGCCCAATTTCTGGCAATCCGTCGTTCCGTTTTCTCTCGCTCATTCGTAGCTTTCTGTTCAACTTCCTCATGTGCCGAATAAAATCTTCCTTTGGCTTGCATCTCTCCGGGCATCTTCCCTTCTTTGAGCACGATACGCATGGATTCATATTCAGACCTCCGTCAAAAACGTGAATACATCTATTTGTGACAAAAACCACCCTAATTTTGCTTCAAGCTTTTGAATGAACACGCGCCCATTTACGCCTTGAGACGTGGGTTTTTGCGTAGGAGCTTGGTATTACCAACGCTTATCTATTCTTGTTTACCAACTCATGTAAATGGCTTCAATCGGAACATCAGCGTTCCACGAACCATGCAGACCGCCCCATCCGTCAGGCTTAAAGTAGTCCATAATCGACTGCAAGCAGCTCACCGCGCCTTCTACTCTGCCCCAGCCGTTGTCCGGTTCCAGCGCCTTGTACTTTGCTGGATGCAGCGTCAGTTCCGTTATCCCCCGCTGTACCTTCGGTAGCACTTCCGTGACCGGATACCACTCGCCTTGGTGATAGTCCCAGTCCATCGCCTTGACAAAGATATCCCTAAGATTGTAGGTAGGGCTGTCATGCTCCGGAGCCCCGATCACTGCAAAGCATTCCGGCGTAACATCTGCAACCTTCACGCCAAACCGGATATCATAGCTCATTCCTTATCTCCCTTCGGGCGGTCATCCCGCCTTTTACCGTCTGCGCAGAACCAGTCCGGATTATCCGTTCTTCTCCTGCAGCACGTTTTTTCATGCTTGCAATACCGGCAACGGACTATTTCCGGCTTCTTTAGCAACTCATTTTCTGCGGTCAGCTTGGCGATCGACTCGATAAATTCAAGCCGCTCGGCTTCCTGCTCTTTCAACAGCGTGAGAGCATCACGCATAATGTCCCATTCTTCATCGTTGTACGGGCAATACAGTCCCGGCTTATACCCTCTGCACGAAGCAGTCATACATTCTTCAAGGTCTTTGATAATCTTTTCCCTATCCATTCCATTTCACCTCCCGTTCATCGTTGCTGAGTCCGAGAAGGTATTCCAACCATTTACAAAACGTGTCTGCTTTGTCTTTGCTGCCGAAAGATGCCACCTTAACCATCTCGTTCGGCTCGTCCGTGCCTATCCACAATGACGGGTTTTTCCCGAAGCCGTCCAACTGATGAACGGATATGCTGACTTTGCCACGCTTGTAGGTCATGTCCAAATCACCGCCTGTCTGTTAATCATTTCCATTCACGTAATAATTCAGATTGTTTTGAGTAACAGCCAGATCATGCTCCAAC